CTCAGGCACGGGCCCGAATGAGGCGCTCCTCGGCAACACCGGCGATATCTCAGGTCGTGCCAAGCAGGTTGACCAGCAGGGCGGTGCGATTCAGCTGGGGATCCTGACCGACTCACTGCGGTACTGGCAGAAGCGCGTGATGACGGCCACATGGTCACGTATCAAGCAGTTCTGGACCGGCGAGATGTGGGTACGCATCACGGACGATGAGAACTCGCGCTTTCTCGCTATCAATTCGAGCTATCCGCCGAACCATCCGCACGTTCAGAAGGGCATGGCCCAGCCGGGCGCTCCGATGAATTCTGTTGCTGAGATGGACGTCGATATCATCATTGACGAGTCACCCGATGTAGTGACGGTCCAGCAGGAGCAATTCCAGCAGCTGGTCGACCTTGCCAAAGGAGGAGTCCCGATACCGCCGCAGGCGATCATTCAGGCGTCCAACCTGCGCAACAAGCAGCAGGTGCTGGATGCGATGAGCGGCAAACTGCCGGATGGGACCGAGATCCCACCGCAAGTGCAACAGATGCTCCAACAAAAGGAGCAGCAGATCCAGCAGATCACTCAGGCCCAGCAGCAGAAAGCTCAGGAACAGATGCAGCAGGAGCAGCAGCTCCAGCAACAGGTTGCCGAGGCCAAACTGCAGATGGTGCAGGTCAAGGCCTCTCAGGATCAGCTGAACGCGAAACAGGCGGCCTTCGAAGCGCAGTTCGGCGCGCGTCAGCAGGAACTGGAGGCGCAAATGGAGATGCTGAACGCCAAGGAGATCGAGCTCAAGGCGCTCCAGCTCTTGGCCGCCCAAAAACTCGAAGCCACGCAGAACGCGGCTAACGCCATTGTGGATGGCGCAAGCAAGGAGGCCACGATTACAGCGCTCACCACGAAGCTCGAGACGCAACAGTCTGAGCACAAGAAGCAGGTCGCGGACTTAGGCTTGCAACATGCCCAGCAACTCCATCAGGAGCGACAGAAGGCGCTAGCTGCCAATCAGCCTGAAGGACAGGAGAATCCTGCTAAGCCGCGCAAGGTCGCCGTAGAGCGCGATAGCACCGGTAGGATCACAGGCGCGACGATCGGCTAATGGCCACGTCGCTTGCGGTCTGGGGTGGTCCCGGACCGGCTCCGTTTCATGCGCCGGCTCAAGTTATCCCAACCGCACCGAGTGCGCCTCCAACAGCTATTTCCGATAGCGCGTTTCGACGCAAGAAGAAGCGCAAGCATAAGTACCAACTAGAGCAGATCGGCAAGCCCGCGATACCCGTATCGGTCATCGCCGTAGCTAACGCAGCGCCTGAGCCTGAGAAGTACGACTTCCGCACGCTCGCTGAACTCTCGGGCACGTCCATCGAGGCATTCCGCGCCAAGGTCGATCGCGAGATCGCCGCTCTCCTGCACAAGCTACAAGAAGACGATGACGAGGAAGCATTCACCATGATTTTGACCATGTTGGAGGATTGATGGCCAGTAAACCGCAGGCTCCTGTCCCAAAGCCGGCTAAGGCGCCACGCTCAGGCAAGACAGAGTCGGCAAAACCCTCCAAGGGCTATTCCAGTGGCGCATCGATGGATCATTTGCGCGGCCGCACGTACGACAACACAAAGTGTTAGTCGCGTTCCTCTAGGAGTTTTGAGCGCCGCCGGCTCTAAACGGGCGAATCGGTTTGTAGGGTCCGTGATCCCTGCACGTGCCAGCGACGTCACGGCTGTTTTCGTAAATCTCACGAGACGAGGATTGTATGGCTGCTATTGAAGAGCTGGTCGGTGACCGTGCGCGCGATGAAAAAGGGCGATTCCTTCCGGAGACGCCGGCCGAGCCTGAAAAGGTAGAAAGCGCACCCGCCGAGCCTGTTCAACCCAAGGCGGAAACTCCCGAGCCGGTTGCCCCGGTTGCGGAGCCGCCGAAAGTTGATACTCCACCTGTTGCACCTGTCGTGCCTCCCCCGCCAGTGCAGCCGGTCGAGTCTCCGCAAGAGGCCGCCTACAAGCGAGCGATGCGGGAAGAGCGCGAGAAGCGCCAAGCCCTCGAGGCGAAGCTGCGTGAACTCCAGACACCCAAGACGCCTGTCGACCCGTGGTCAGACTTGCCGGGCGCGTTGAAGAGCACGCAGGAGCAGATCCGCGAAGAGTTGTTTTTCGAGCGGTGCAACCTGACGGAAGAAATCGCCCGTCAGAAACACACTGATTTCGACGACGTACGCGAGGTCTTCGTCGAGGCGGCGAACACGAATCTAGCGCTTTGGGCACAGATCCGACAGGAGCGAAATCCTGCCGAGTTTGTCTACCGCGAAGGTCTGCGCATTCGGGAGCTGAAGGACGTGAACGGCGATTTCGCCGCTTATCGTTCCAAGCTCGAAAAGGACATCGAAACCCGGCTGCGCGCGGAGTTAGAGGCGAAATACAAGGCTGCCACTCCGGCGGTCCCTACCTCGCTCAACTCCGATGCATCACCCCCTCCGGTTGAGGTCTACCAAGGCCCCAAACCACTCAATCAGATTTTACGAAACGCTAGGAGTTAGTCATGGCTGATACCCTTGTCCCAAGTGCATTGCGAGTCAAGCAATGGGACGACAACTATTTCGTGGAGTACATCCGCGGAAACCGACTGGCCCGTTACATGGGCACGGACGAAAACGCCATCGTCCAGGTGAAGGAGGTCCTCACCAAGAAGCCCGGCGATACCATCTACTTCGAGCTCATCAACCGATTGGCCGGTGCGGGCAAGAAGAACAATCAGACCCTCCAAGGCTTCGAAGAGGATTTGAGCCAACGCTCCTGGCCGCTCACGGTCAATCTCTATCGCCATGGCGTTGTGGTGGCGGAGTACGAAGAGCAGGCGACCGCGATCGATCTGCGCAATGCCGGCAAGGCCGTTCTGATGAACTGGTCGCTCGAGCAGACCCGCGACCGCTTCATCGCGGCGCTCGCCTCCAAGGATGCTGTCGTTTGCGGGGCGAATGGCAATACGTCGGCCTTCCAGACCACGAATGCCACCGCCTTGGGAACATGGGTGACGGAGAACAAAGACCGCGTGCTCTTTGGCGCGGCCAACTCAAACTGGTCCGCGACCTTTGCGACCGCACTCGGCAACGTCGATTCGACCAATGACAAGCTTACCGCCTCGGCCGTTTCGGTGATGAAGCGGCTCGCCAAGACGGCCTCTCCGAAGATCCGACCCATCAAGGTGAATGGGGACGAGGAGTGGTATGTCATGTTCGCCGGCTCCGAGCCGTTCCGCGATCTCAAGCTCGATACGAACATCGTGCAATCACGTCAGTACGCGTTGGAGCGCGGCACAGACAATCCGCTCTTCACCGATGGCGATATCATTTGGGACGGCGTGATCGTGCGCGAGATCCCGGAGCTCAGCCAGAACAAGTGGCTTGCGCTTGGTGCGTCTTCAATTGACGTCGGCGAGGTCTATCTGTGCGGCGCACAGGCCATGGGCTATGGTCTTGCACAGCGCTGGAACACGCGCACGCAGGAGATGGACTATAAGACCAAGAATGGCATCGCGATCCAGCAGATCTACGACGTCGGCAAGATCCAGTTTGGAACTGGTGCGACCGACACCACGACCCCGAAGGACAACGGTGTTCTGACGGGCTTCTTCAGCGCGGTCGGCGACGCCTGATCCACCACCCTAGGAGATTGAAATGACTGCAAGTACTGTTGCGGTGGCGGCATCGGCTGCGCACCTCTGTCCGAAGCCCTATGAGACCGGCCTTCAAGGCACTACCTTCACGGCCTCGATTGCTACGACTTCCCTCGATGATGTGGGCGATATCGTGGAATTGGGCTACATCCCGGCGAACGTAACTGTTCTCGGGTTCATCGTGAGTACCGCCTCCCTGGCAGCTTCCGCCCTCGTCTACAAGATCCAGTTTGTAGCCGGCGGTACTACCACCGACATCACGACTTCGGTCACGACCGGATCGGGAGCGGGTTCAGCGTTCTGGGGCGTTTCCCCGGCTCCTGTGGTGACTACTGCTGTCACCAAGGTCCAGATCAATATCACGACGGTTGCAACCACCCCAGCTGCGGGTGTCTTCAATCTGACGGTGTTGATGGCCAACGGATGATTCTGGAACTGATCG